CGGCAGGTTCATTGCGGCGGAATATTCTTCACACTTCGCTGAACCCCGTTAGACGGAATCTGGCAGTGCACAGGGCGCCAGACGTCCCCAACATCCCTCACACATGCGGATGCTGATAAAGAGACCTCATTGCGGCTTCGACCGCGGCGTGGCGAAGTTCATGCATTCGAATCGCATGATCAACCACAGTCCGCAGGAATGTTCCGGGAGCTTCATCCTTATCGGGCATCGCTCGGTGACCGTACACGAGCTCATCGACCTCAGACCAGTTGCGGTCTTCCTCCGTGGGCAGAGCAGCTAACCGCTCTTCCGTCACGTGAATCCAATCAACCAGTTTGCGGGCTTTGAGAACCTCGGGCACTTTCATCCAAGCAAACTCCTTCGCATGCTTCACATACCAACGCCAAGTCTTCGAACATTGTTTCATCTGAGACATGACCCTTGACACTTCACCGTCTTCCAGTTCGCGGAAGCACTCCTCCCATCTTTGGTAGATGGCCCAAGAATCGAACAAATGGGATTCTGCCAATCCTGAACTCTGGCCCTCCGGGAGCCAGCGACGCTCAATGTTTTCTGCGCCGATCAGTCGCTTCATTTCTTTCATAGCAACTTGATGGACTACCAGTTCAGTCTGACTGCCGATCTTCACAGGTTGTGGGATCGTGTTGGGGCTGCTGTTCCAAGCAGCGGGATTCGTCATCGCGGTGACAATCTTTTTGTCAAGTTCCGACGCATCAAAGCCAAGATGCGGCAATGGCTCGAGGCCGACACCTCCAAAGCAAGCGGGCACATACCACGGCAGGGCTTGTTGCCGGGCGAAGGACAGAAATTCTGAGTTCTTCCTCAGGAACATCAGATGCGCTGCTAGCTTGCAGTGCTCCGGACATTCACTGAGAAGGGCTCTATGTCTTGAGCCAACCGTACCATCCCACTCGCGAGACCCGTCACCGAAGAGGGCCTCCAAATTCTTTGCGAGCGGGCCGCGCTTGTCACTTGCGCTTTCTGACCGCTTCATCCCAAAAACGAGGCCTAGCCGGACCAGCTTGACCCGTTCAAAAGGCTCTGGGCGTGAGTCATTGTACGTGAACGTAGTGGAGTTCATGTTGCAGAAATCCTTCGAATAATATACTTTTCCCACTGATGGAGACAGACCAGCCATTGTCCCAAATTTACTCCAGGCTGCATACCCTCGCGGCTCAACTTTCAAGAGGCAGTCATCGCCATTGACCATAAGCGGTGCATCGTGTAACGAAATCTCGCGATCTTGATCGTGTTCAATCGCGGCACGACACACAGCGGCATTAACAAAACACAAGATCGGGAAGGAGATGATGGAACCCATGAGCTGCCCCCAACGCTGGAGAGCGGCTGACGAGTCATCCCCGTGACTTTCCACAATCAAGTGTCCGGTCAAGACACGGAATCCCAATTGCCTGAGCGCATTAGGCACGCAGCAGACATCACAAAACGTCGACCATGCGGCATTGGAAAGCCGCGGATCCATTTGATTGGTCGCATCGGAGTAGTCGCCCGAGAGCCAGGCTTCTTCTCCGCCGAGGTCACCAAGCCGTTTCCAGAGAGCCTCAACACCGATTGTCTTCCCTGTGAGTTCGTAAACAGGTAACGAAGACATGTGCTTTCTCATAAAATTTTGGACCGGCTTCAAACAATACTGGGTCAGTGCAGGACCCTTGGTGATAACTCGAACCTTCAACGCCTCGGCCAGGGGCACGGCTTCAGCAAGAGGCAACTCATTCATCGCAGCACGCAAGGCGGAGAAATACGTGTGGAGAAACTGGTTGCGCATCCCACGGAATCCGGTCACATGAAAAGTTGGGACCGACGGACGGCGACTCTCTTCGTCATGAATTTGCTTGACGTGGAGAGATGGGCGGATGGTTTGCCCAAAGAAGGTGCGTTCAGCAAGTTCCCCGAAGGTACCCTTTCGAGTCCGGGAACGGATGTAGTTTGCTGACGACGATGGTGTGATGGCGTTGGCCAGCAGGTCACGGGTGCGGAAGCGTACGACCACACGGGAACCGTCGGGCGCACGTGAGAAAGTCTCTTTCACAGTGCGCACCACCTGCTCTTCTAACCAAGCTTGCGACACGAGTCCATGCATGCGCCCTTCACCTCCTGGAGAAGCGATGATAAGTTCACGCTTCGGAATTGTTTTCCGGGAAGTAATGAGTGCTTGCACGGTCTTCAGTGCCGCCTTTTCCAAAGCAGAGGCATCGGGCCTTGGCATGCCTGTCTTTACCTGTAGGACGGATGAGAGGAATTCCTGCCTATGGGGGTTGGACTTGCGAATCTGCTTCCGCAAGAATCTTCCAGCCTTACCACCCAAGAGATGCAGTGGATGGCCCAGTTCGCACGGGGCCGGTGGCAAAGTTCTGTCCACCAGAAGCTCGCGTTGCGCGTAAGCATAAAACGCTGCAAATTTGTATTTCGCGACCTTCATCCAATCACCGCAATCGGTAATCCAGGACGTCCATTGGAGCACGTCCCCTGCTGTGGAGAAGCCCTCGCTCCTGAAACCAAAGAGCGAGAGAAACTCGACAAGGATGTGAACCACCTTGCGCGCATGGTCTGTTGCGCTCAGTGGGGAGGGTTCTCGGTCGAGTTCGGGTCCTGGGTTCTTTTCAATCGTCACAAGTCGAGAATCGAGATACGCAGCCTTTGCACGCTGCATCATCTCGAGCTGGCGTTCTAAGGCCTGCTCAAACTTTATATTCTCAGCCCGCTGCCTCCGAAGAACGGCCTCCCAGTGCTTACCTTGTTCCAAACAAGCAAAGCACATGGTGAGCCGGCCGGAGCTACGACAGGAATGGACGAATCCTGCGCAGCAAGAACAGTGATAAGGCGAACCGCCAATATCCTGTTGGGCGTCGGCGCGGGCCATCAGGGCCCCGCACCGGCAATGAAAAGTTCCTTGCACGTCATAGTGACCGTGCGGACCAACCGAGGTAGGCAACTTGAGGGTGGCACAACCCTCAACTACCTTACTTGGAATTTTACTTTCAGTCATGATTGTAAGATTTACTCTGATCGAACGCGTGCGTGTTAGCTCGCGGTTGC